AGGATTACGATAAGGCCGATATGAGATTTGCGATGTCCGTGAAAACAAAGGCAAATCTCATATCGGCCTTATCGTAATCCTTGGCGTCGGGGTCGAGGTAAACCGTTTTCGGATCGGCGATGCGGCGGATATATAGCTCCTGGTCGAATGAATCTTCGTCGGCGTAATCGGTCACGACACGCACATAGCCGATGCCGCTTTCCACCTGATGATAAATCGCGGTGGAATAGGCATCCATTGCCTTGCTCTGATACTCGATGCGCCGGATTATCCCCTGATAAATCTGCGCGGCTTCATATGTCGCCCGGCCGCCGGTGGGCGTGATTTTAATGGCAGCCTTATTCTGCCGCGCATCGTTGATGATCAACAGGTTGTGCTGGCGCGTTAGGTTGTTGGTGAGGCAGGGGCGATCAGCGCGCGCGTTGCGCACGCCCTGGTCCCATTGATACATATTGCGGCTGTCGCCGTTGGCGAATTTGGTGTCAAAGTCAGCGTTGTTCCGCGCGACGGTTTCCCACATCACGCACCGCTCAAAGCGGGCTTTCGCCTCTTTCATCACGTCGGCGTCGTCATCATCGGCCATTAGGCTGCAGCCTCAATTTTTTCTGCTGCGCATGAGCGCGAGGGATGGTTCTAGTATCCGTTCGGCGAACTGATCGAGCGTCATCGTTAGATCGCGCGGTTTCAGATAGGCCAAGCCTGTTTTGCCGGTGGCAACATCGGTGATCCTCATGTCGATACCGGCCGGGCCATCGTTAATTTTCACGTCGCACACGTTGCCGAGCATCAGGGCAGCGCGCGCGCTGATCGTTAACTCGGTGAGAAGTCCGTTCGTCATGCCGCCATCCAACCCGTGTTGATCCGCTGTGCGTCAAACTGCATGTGCGCCGGTGGATCGTCGGCCCGCACCGATGCCTCACGCACGCCAAGGGCCAGATAGCGCGCGGCGTCGGCGCCGTGGCTCGCGAAATCATGCACGGGGCTCGATCGCCACGTCTGCGCGTTTTCGTTCCACTCGCGCCGGTAGTTCCGCAACGATTTGATCCCACCCGCACAGCGTTCAGCGTCAAACCACGCGCGGGGCAGGATCAGGCGAACCGCGTTGATACCATCGGCGACGCTATGCTGGCCAACCTGCCGATGCGGTGTCACGCCAAGCCCGGCCAGTGTCTCGGTGCGGCTGCGGCCACTGCCGAGCTCGCGCACCGCGGCGTCGTGCGGCAGCAAGTGCCGTTCGTAAATGTATGGTTTCGAGCGCAGCCATTGCGCGTAGTGATCGAGCCCCACGCCGCTGCTTTCGTAATAGTCGATCATGCGCCACTCGCCGCCGCGGGTGATCTGTGCGCACCAGATTGCGGTGCTGTCATCGATGCCCAAATCCCAAGCCGTCCACACTTTCAAATTTGGATCGTGCGGCACGCCGGTTATGCGGCCCTCCGTCTCGGCATCGTTCATCAACCGCCCGTAATATGCTCCGCTGTTCGGCGCATCGAATGAACAGAGCATTTCCTGCCCAAATTCCTCGATGCTCATTTCAACACGCAGCCGCTCGATCGCCTCCGCGCTTAGGGTGTTTGTTTTGGTGTAGTCGAGCAGGTAAGCACTATGGCCCGGTGTAATGCGCGCGCGATCATAAGCTGCTTGGAGCAAGCCTCGCCCTTTTGGTGTCCCGCTGCGCACCAGCACACCGTCTCGGTCTGCCAGCATCGGCTCAATGACCAATGGGACCATTGTTTGCGGATGATCATCGAACTCATCCAAGATCACCTCATCCGCATAGCCACCGCGCCAACTGTCCTGATTGTCCGCACCGCCACACTGGAATATGGCACCGTTGGCCAGCCGGATCGCCATTTCAGATCGACGGATGACAGCGCCGGGGAGGCTATCGGCGGCCCTGGTGAGCTGGTCCCACAAGCCCGTCCTGGCCCACATCACCCCGAACGGCAGGATGTGCACGACGCGCGGCAGCGGCTTACGGCATAACAGCGCGCGACGCAGGCCGCGCCACATCAGCGCGGTTGACTTGCCGGCGCGCCGGTGGACCACCGCCACGATCCGCGGACACGGATCATTGAGCAGCGGCACTTGCCAAGGCCGGGGCGCGAACGGCAGGGTAACTTTGGCGCGTTCAGCCATAGGAGCGACAGAGCAATGAAAAAGCCCCTGCGTGATGTGATCGAGGCGAAGGCGCGCACCGATGGGCGCTATGCGATGGCGTTGGCGTTATGGGCGCAGGCCGAGCACATGGACGAAATGCGCGCGGCGATGCGTGGCATTGGTGCGAGCATCAATCAGCTTGCCGAAGCGATACAGCGGATGCGGCCGATGGTGACGGTCGAGACGGCGCCGGTCCCGGTGAAGGCGAGCGATGATGCGACAACCTAACCAAAACCCGCGGACCGATCCGGTGTTCATGGTGCGGTTTCACCCGCACGAATTTGCCCGGATGAAGGTCAACCCGCCCGGTCCGACATCGCCAGTCGGCGGGGTTGGCCGGCTAGAAAATTGGATCATCGAGAACACCGATGGCGGCGGAACCTGCGCGTTCAACTTTGAACAGATGGGCCGGACGATTTACTACGTGTTGAACTACGGCAAGGGCGGCCCCAACCAACGCATCCGCGATGCGTGTATTCCGGCCTTCCGGCGTATCGGGATCGATCTGGCGGCCGGCTGGCGAGCGCCGCTTTAGTGCGCGGTGGCTACCTTAGCGCTGCATGTTTACGACGGACACGCTTTGACCATGCCGCCCGGCTACACCTGAACCACGCCGGGACCGAGCGATTAGGCAGATAGCCGATGATGCTGCGCCGCGCCGCAGCCATGAAAAGAGTCCGTCACCCGGCGTTTTCTATGCGATGTGAAGGCCCGGCGGCAGCTTGTCGTTGCGCGGGCCGAAAGTGCATTGGACCCGTTGCGAGCGTAGCCGGAACAGCCCGACCAGATCGGCCTCATTGCGCTCTAGCAGCCGGGCATAGTAGGCGGCGTGGTTGTTGTTCAGCTTCAACCCGTCACCGCTTCGCGTCTCGACGCCAACTTGCCAGCGCACCCGCTCAAATAGCGCCTTGATCGAGCAGTGTGTGTGGTAGTTTTTCCACTCGCGGGCGTAGCGACAGAGCAGCCGGTAAATCGTCGGGTTGTCGGTATGGAACTGCCAGAACGCACGCTCCAATTTGCTCGCCGCTTCCGTCATCCATGCCCCGTTCAGTCGTTGGCCATCTTGGGATCGGGCGCCGCCCACTCGATCAAGTCCGGCTCGGCCTCGATCACGACGCTGGCGATAGTTTCAGTTGCAACTGTCGTTGACGTCGGCGCATCGGCCCAGCGGAAATCAACCTGCAGCGGTGTGCCGTCCTTCCCGGTGACTTGCAAGGGCAGAACCTTGCCAACGAGGGCCAGGAACGGTCCGGGGTTAGCTTCCGCCTGCCGGGCGAGATACTGCACGCCGCCCACCTCATGCAACGCGCCGATGATCATTTCCTTAATGTCACGGTTAAACTTGTTCGGCACGCCGGCCACCCTGCCGCCAGTTTTGGGCGTGCCGGGCTTGCGTCCGACCAAAGCCATTCCGTTTCTATTCCCGATCTAGTCTACAAAATGATACGCGGGCTTTCCCAACTCTTTCCCAACTCTTTCCCAACTCATGCCGCATCCCTGCTGGCGAGTAGCGACAGCCCGACGATCGCCTCCCGCATCTGGCCAAAGCACACCAGCCCAACGACGGCGGTATCGCGGGAGACTGACAGCACCACCGCATCGGTGCCAGAGAACGCCCCGCCAGCAAGCCTGCAGGGGGCGCCAGGGCGCCATAGAGCGTCGGGGGGTGCCAGGGTAGCGCGAGCCACCTCGCCGGCTTTCAGCGCGTCCACAAGGGCGTCTGGCACCCATTGCGGTTTAGTCCCATCGAAGCCCAGCAGTCGAGACACCCCCGGCGAGTAGCGAATGGGCGTCCACGGTTCATCGGGCCCGAGCGCGCAGAACAGGTATCCGGCAAAGAGTGGCGTCAGTCGCTCACGCAGCAGCGAGCGGATGACGCGATCCCGAACCATTACGGCACACATTGGCAGATAGGCTACATAACCGCTCCGCAACAGGTTATTGAGCGCCCAGCGTTCCGCTTGCGGATGCGATTGAACCACGATCCAACGGCGTCCGCACAGCTCGGGGCGATTGCCTTCCGGCTGCGACACGAGCCCGATATGACGCCTAACCTGTGAGTCGTCAAGCCTAACGGCTGCGGCGGCCGGCACGGAAATCGGGGCAAAACTGGTCAATTCCGTGCCGGCCGATAACCGCATTACCGGCCTGTTGCCGGCCTTAGTGGCCCTCATGTCACGCCTTCCCATCGGGCGGCCAGCCGGCCAGGGTGAGGAAGGCGAACAAGGCGACGGCACCGATCAGCAGCACGATCATTGCAGCGTCTCCCCATCCGGTCCTTCCTTGACGGCGGCCAGCAGCACGCCGATCGCGCAGCCCGCTTCGTGCTCCCGTGTCTCGCTCGGCCACGCCTGCAGCAGCCCGGCCAAGGTCAGCGTTACCGCCTTGATCATCGCCCGGTGGCCGGCGTCGGGGCTGTCCTGCAGCACCCAACGGAGCTGATCGGCCAGCTCGATCGCGCGGGCATTCTCGATGCTCACTGCATTGTCTCGCGCGGCCTGTTCGCCATGCGAGCCAGGGCACCGGGGAGGACATCGCGGATGTTGGCGCCCACCTCGGGTGGCAATAGCTCGCATATCTCGGCCAGCACCCACACGACGGCTTTGATCGCCACCAGCGGGTGCGGTCGCTGCGCCTCGATCACCAGCAGGATCGCATCGGCGAGCGCCATCGTCTGCGGGCTGCCGGGGTCGAGGTCATCGAGCGCGCTCATTGCACCGTCTCTCCCCAACTGCCGAGACTGTCCCGAACGGCATTGCCGATGGTGACGAGTGCGGCGCAGCACAGCACAGCCCGCATCCGGGGCGATTGCTCGGTTAGCAGCGTCTCGATCATCGCACCGCACAGCTCAGCGATCCGGGCGGCGCCCTCCGCGGGCTCGATTTCGTCGGGCG